TACTATGCGTTTTTTAACATTTTGACCGGCATCTTCAATGGGGGAGACAAGCTCCCCCACTTCAGCTGCCGGAAGCTAGACAGCTTCAATCTCAAATTTACCTTTCATGAGCGCCTCCAGCTCCATCACTTTCTTTTCTAAGGTAGATAACTTCCGAAGTCGAAGAGTAAAAGTTTTTTTATCAAAATCAAAATCACAGCTATCCGCTTTCCCATACTCGTAATGTTTCTCGACAAGCACATCACCTTCTCCATTATCTGCAAATACAGACAATAGAGACTTTCCAACCAAGGTCTGTTCGATCTCTTCAAAAGATGTTTCAGACAACACCAAAAACAAATTTTCACCTTCAGCCTTTACTGACAGGCATTTAATACTTTCTACTTTCATAATCTACTATATTTTAAATATTTCACAAAACTGACCTGCGTTACGTTCCCCATAACCAGTGACCATACTCTCCAGTGTAGACGCAAACTTTCCAACAGCAACGTATTTATTATATGTTTCTGTTATTCCCTTTTGGATCGCTGAACCATCCACCATTGTTCTCAAATTATGATAATAATTTCCTGTGTTATTATTCTGCTTCATTGTCAAGACAAAACACTTACCCGCATACAACTGACACCAATTATTATTTGTCGCATCTCCGCGTACTTCTCCAAAACTCGAACTATTGCGCATAACCGTTAATGCCGTATCTGAACCTGCAAGTATTGACTGAGTAACACCATAATTTGTATACAATGCTAATCTAGCAACCGAGCTGGAAGCGAGGGCGGTCATAGCAACCGAGCTGGAAGCGAGGGCGGTCATAGCAACCGAGCTGGAAGCGAGGGCGGTCATAGCAACCGAGCTGGAAGCGAGGGCGGTCATAGCAACCGAGCTGGAAGCGAGGGCGGTCATAGCAACCGAGCTGGAAGCGAGGGCGCTAAGAGCGCCCTGGGAAGCAACTACAGCAGACATTCCGGCAAAATTTGCAGGATTGTACGAACTACTATTCAAGCAACCAATAGCATACTTCGCGATAAACGTATCACTGCCTATCACTATGTTCCAGGTAGAAGAATTATTTAATAGTACATTACGAGCAACGCTGCTTGCAGCGAGCGCCGACATTGCGGTCGAGCTTGCAGCGAGCGCCGACATTGCGGTCGAGCTTGCAGCGAGCGCCGACATTGCGGTCGAGCTTGCAGCGAGCGCCGACATTGCGGTCGAGCTTGCAGCGAGCGCCGACATTGCGGTCGAGCTTGCAGCGAGCGCCGCGAGGGCGGCGCTGTTCGACACAACGGCAGCCATGTTCGCAAAATTTTCCGGCTTATGTGTACCACTATCCAAACATCCGATTGCATATTTCGCGATAAAAGAAGTACTATCAGTTACTACCTTCCACGACGCGGAATTAGACTGTATAGTATTACGAGCGACGGCTGAGCTGGCGAGGGCGTCCATTGCGACGGCTGAGCTGGCGAGGGCGTCCATTGCGACGGCTGAGCTGGCGAGGGCGTCCATTGCGACGGCTGAGCTGGCGAGGGCGTCCATTGCGACGGCTGAGCTGGCGAGCTGTTCACAGCGGCCCGCATCATCAATCAGGGCTGTAACCGCATCTTGTTCCCCTGCTATTGTATCCATCGCTAGCTTAACATTCAATAGTTTTGCATACGCTTCACTATTATTGTATATAGCATTATATGCGGTGCTGCTTGCAGCGACGGCGCTCATGGCGGTGCTGCTTGCAGCGACGGCGCTCATGGCGGTGCTGCTTGCAGCGACGGCGCTCATGGCGGTGCTGCTTGCAGCGACGGCGCTCATGGCGGTGCTGCTTGCAGCGACGGCGCTCATGGCGGTGCTGCTTGCAGCGACGGCTGACGCCGCCGCTGGGTGAGCCGCCATCTCCTTTGAAGCCACTTCTGAACCACAGAGAGACCGCATTGCTACTGTATCCGCAATCAACTTTGTCAAGACGTCAGTATCATCAAGTAAATTCGTAACAGTCAAATAACGTTCCGGAGACACCGACAACAGACCTGTCAAATACTTACCCATCGCCATCGAAGACAATCGAAGTCCGTCATACGCACCAGAAGACATAACGACAAAGGTTAATGCTTCCCCCGTTACCGCAATCGTGTTCATCGCTGTTTCATCCCCAGCCAGCGACACAATATTATGATAGCTTACCGGATTAAGTCCTGTGAGATGACAAATGTATCGCCCAGCAGCCATTCCTGACCGCTTAACCATGTTAAAAGCCGCCTCACTGCTGACAACCTCGGCGGCGTGATCAGCAAATAAGCTGGTCAAGTTGTCATAAGCGAAAGGGTTTAAACCGGCAGCTTTAGCGATAGCCTGTGCCATATTAAGTTCTGATACGGCTGTAGCCATATAGTTCACCACTACATTATTACTAACCGTTTCACCAGCCGCGTCATATAAACAATAGTGAAAGCCTTGCTTTGTAATATTCTTTACTGAGGTAAATACGGCAGCTGCTTGAGGTGTAAGAATTACAAATACGTCTTCTGCAAATTCTTTCGGAAAGGTAAACGAGTTCCAGCCTGCACCAGCATTAGTTAGCACACCAGCTTGTTGTTCCGGCATTCTCAACGATGAGCTGAGTTCCCGGCAAAAATCCTCCTTTGTCCCCCTGTATCCACCGTATGTTACAAGTATATCATAGGCATCCTGTGCCCAGGGCTTAAATGGTAAATCTTTAAATCGATCTTTCCCATTACCAACTACTAAACCACCAGAAGGTTCCAGGACAACACCAACTTCACCCTCTGCTAAAATAGGGTTTGATTCTTCCCACTCTTTGAGTGTTCCGTTTTTTAATTGTAATTCTATAGCCATATTTGTTACTTTATTAGATCTCTTATTTTACCAAATTTCAAAATTTGCCCTGGAGTATGGACTGAACTGGGCTTTCCTCCGTCAATGCTTATTCCAACCGTAGGATTTATACCAGTATCATCCCATTCTCTAGTAGCAATGTTATAGGTTTCCCAGCATCCTGTAAACTTACTAATGCGAGGAGCCAGTCCTGACGAAATTCGTGGAGCCAGGTCTTTATACATCGTTTTCCCGTCGCCCATACGAATAATTCCAGTATCAGACTCCCAGCATAGCACTTTTTCAGGAATTGGTTTTGTTTCAGCCAGCCATTCTGCTAAAGTTTTCTCCAATTGTTGATAAACATACACTCCACCTTTATTCCTTGCCATTTCAATTCTCCTTTCCTTTTAAAGTTCCATCTTCTAAATAAATATAGCTATCGGCTTCATCTGACGACAATACATCCGGACTACAGAGTATTACATCAGTTGGAAGACTAACACCGCCGCTTCCCATTTCTTCCCATACAGTCCCCACCTCGGTCACGGCATAAAGTTTGAATAGGACGTATTCCTCCGAATCCTTGTCATACCAGCGCACTTCATCACCCACGCTGAAAGCATATCGTACGTTGTTGTAGGTATAGTGGGTATCTGCTTCTGTCGGTTCATGATCGATATCAATAACTGCCGATCCGCTGCGCCCTTGCAGATTTGGAGTAACAAACTCACCCTCTACCGTCGTTATTTTCAACTTGTAATCATCTGGCGTGTTACCTTCCACTTCCTCGACTTTCACATCGAACCCCCGAAGATTCGGTGTAGTAAATTCTCCTTTCGCATGTTTGAAGGTGAGTATATAAGTGTCAGAGGTATTTTCCTTTTCTGTAACCTTTACTGAGATACCGCGAATATTTGGTGTATCAAATTCTCCCTTTGCGCTTTTTACATGCAGGATATAGCTATCCTCTGCATTTTCCTTTTCGGTTACTTCCGCATTTATACCCAATGCCTGAACACCAGTGTCAGTGCCTTGTATATTCCAGCGCCCTGTCTTATCAATGATCGGGGAAAGCCAGTCGAAATATTCTTTTTCTGACTTATCCGCGTTTTCCGGATGCTCTTTCCACACTTCGTAACTACTTTTACCTTCTGCTCCACGAAGTTTCCCCTGATCACGCCAAGCCCAAACTCCATTTTTTGAAACCCAGGAGTAATAGTTGAATGGTTCTTCAATACCAACTGCAGCAACTCCATCAATATTATTTCCATCCGGAATCGATTCAATTAACTCCTCGAACGTATTAAACTGAGTAAAAATTCTAAAAGACGGTCCTGTATCTCCTTTTGCCTGTATGTTGGTCGTAATATAATCCTTAGCATCCAACGAATACCTGAACCAAACTCCACCTCTTATTTCCATAGGGTGTTCAGAAAGCTCTATAGCAATATCAACAGCAATTCTAGCCCTGATTCGTTCTATCTCCATTTTGGAGACCAGTTCTTCTGTTGTATTTTGTAGTTCCACCATCAATCGACGTTCCAGTTCACATTGCATCGATATCAATGTAGATTTCGCTACGGCATTTGATGCATCCTCTAAAAATGTAGAATTCAATTGATGCTGTAACCGTCCTTTCTCTCTTTCCAAACTTGAAAGCTCACATTCTGTTTTCGTTCCTTCCTGGATGATCTGAGTCTCATGGTCTAACTGTTCAATTTTCTCTACAAAAACCACCACCTTGTCCAGTTCCTGAGATACCTCATTGCAAATATCCTCAGTCCTGGTGATTTCTTGTTTTGCCTGTTGACTTATTAGATCAGTACCTTCACAAACTTTTTGAGTCTCATTTTTTATCATGCTGGATTCTACAGAGACAATACTTGTTGATTGTCTCACAACCAAAGTATCATCTATCAAGACTTCTGTCTCAGTTCCTATTTCCCGAACATCATTCAATACTATCCGGGCTTTCCCGGTAGTAATGACAGAAATATCGGTTTGTTGAATCGAATCCTCTGTAGCTTGTACCGCAATCTTGGCAGCATCCAATGCATCTTGTTTATTGAATGCTTTATAATCATCATAAGATTTACCCTCATTCCCGTTTTCCTTTATCCATAATTGATATGCGGAGTATCCCCTTATTGCTTCTTTTTGGGATTCCGTCAACATATCAAAAGTAAGTTGGAGCTTATCAATTGTAACCAATACCCTCCATGCGGTTTCAGGTTCTGTCGTGTACTTCCATTCTATTCCAGTATTGCCGGTCCTATATTCAGGGGTCAGACCTTGAGGGCCGGTGATATCCGGAATAAGAATAAGATCCTTCCATTCGCCATCGTCTCCTTGACGCCATTGAATACCGGCTTCACTTCTTCGAAGAGAAACCCGGAGCAAGGTCAGAGGAGCCTCCACCACAGTTTCATCATCTCCTACAACACGCAGCGCCGGGAGTGAGAGTATATTGTCCAGGGATTTGACGACAATAATTTCCCCCACTCCTTGAGACTCATTAGCCAATAAAGCCTTTACAGCTTTAGCTAATTCCTGAATTAATTCCGGCGTAACTTCCATTATTCAATGGGCGTTGTTTGAATAGAATTCATGTCAGCTAATACTTTCGCGGCGATAGCCCTTCTTTCTTCATCTGTCAAAGTTGAATATTTCTCAAGTGAAATATAACACTGATCGGAAGATCTCTCCCAGTTCAGCCCCCCTACCCTTTCTCCGCTTTTCAAAATTGAACCGGTTATTTGATCGACAGGTTGTCCTGTGATTTGTTTTACCTTGTAGTTAACTGATACTGCTTCATTAATTTGTACTGAAGTTGTACGTTCACGTCTGTCTGAACTAAATACTAATGCACCTTCTGCCATTTTTTTCAATTTATGAGTTAAACATTTTTGATATCGCAACTTTGAGGACTGCGGGTAAAACAGTTGACATTTCCAAATCTGTCAAAAATATCTTCTGTTCAATTGGACCAAATTCCGTCTTGCCCGTTTTATATATTTCACGAGCCTTTTCCATCTGGCCTATGTCTGAAGTATTCTGGTAATACCAGTTTCCTACAATACGAGAGATATCCATCGTTTCCTTTGTACCTTGGATCCCTTCGACTTCCAATTTTGAAAAATCAAATACTTTTCTCTCTGTTTCTTTTTCATTTTTTGTTTTTGCCATAATTAATTTCTGTAGTTTAATAATTGATATTTAAATCCTGAGTAATTCGTTATAAGTAGTTCTATCATATCTCCCTTGGCCATACCAACCGAAAGGTTATCATTTCCATCATTATCTGTTAAACCCACAAATGACATTGTATTACCTGATGTAGCTGCATAAATAAACATGATCCTCAAAACAAAATCTGATGGCAGATAACGCAATCCAAACATGCTGGCAACATCAGAACTGGATGGTAGTGAAACCTGGATCTTGTTTACAGAAGTTGAGATTACAAATGTGGTCGTCTTTGAGAAATCCACTGTATTTCCATTCCCGGAAATATATAGGCGCTCAGATTTTATGGAAATAAATGATGGTGAAACACAGGATGCTGTGGACCATAACCCGTAATTCCTTTGCCCATTTGCAACATTTACATATAATCCATAATTAATATTGTCAGGATTAGACGCCGTATTTTCAAAACGTCCAAGAGCTGTAGTTCCTCCCAAGGTAGACGGTAATGTATTTAGACCAATTCCTGCCCATTTATTCGAAGATGAAAATCCTAAAAAAGCACTTCCACCGGAAGAATACAAAAAGAATTTTGAAGCATACAAACCACTATAAGCATTCTCTTCTGTAAAAATGCTATTCGAAGCGATCTTGAAACCTCCTAAATGGGCTATTTTAGCAAATAGGTTTTCTGTATCTATCAGACTCATGCTCATATATCCACCGACAATCAGACCTTCTTTTTTCATTGCTTCTTTCACCTCGCTTTGATATGCCAAATTTCCCAGCTGGGAGGTATTTACCTTACCATTAATGGTTGTTTGTAATTTAGATTCCAAAGAACTGAAAGAAACTGCACCCTCTAAATTTATATTCTTGGAAGCAATCTTGATCCAAGATGGCGCCAGGCTTATACGGCTGACAAGTTCATACCCGGTTAGGTCTTCATCCTTGACAAATAAATCCATTTGCTTTTTTGCTGCATCAAGAGATATCCCCAATTGGGTAACAGTACCATTTATTGAATCAGTTTTATTCGCATATATAAGAAGACGTTCATCCAATGCATTCAAATCTATCCCTAACTGAGTAATCGTCCCTTGTATTTTATCTGTTTTCTGAGCCCATAAACCTATACGCTCATCTGTTTGATAAAATCTTGTCTGAACCTCAATCCTGAAGTTTTCTAACGGATTATCAGCCAAGGATAAAGAGTAAATGTAGATATCGCCACTAAAGTTTATTGAAAAGTCTCCAGTTCCATCCCATACACCACTGTACTCCTTTGTTTCATATACATTATTAGGTTCTATCCGTTCTGTGACATAAAGCTCCTTCTTTGGAAAACCAACTGACAGGTTACCTCCTTTTAGGCACTTGTACTTAAACGAAATGTAGAATACAGGAAACCCTTTTGTTCCATCAGGATTGGTGATATCCATCGACGGTTTATTCGCCAAATTTGCATTCAGTTGCTTTATACCTGACTTCTTCAAGCGAAGAGCTCTCCTCGCTCCTTCTATGACAACAGCAGCAACGCTTTGCTTATTGGAATAAAAGTTATCATTAATATATAAGAAACGGCCATTGACCGTAAAAAACTTAATATCAGAAATAGCTTCCCACTTTTCTGTATCTTGAGAAAATGAAGCATTGCTCAAGTAATTATATTGAGCGGAGATTTCATTCCGTATGGACGATATCTCCGAACGAATAAGTCCTTCTGTTATTTCAAATTTTGTCTGGACGTCTTCTCCATTTTGTAATAAGAAACGCCCCTTAAGGTAAGCATTTGTTGCAAGTAATCCCCATCCTTCCAGCCGTCCCCAATAGGGAGTCACTACCCCTCCCAGGTTTCCCAATCGTACTTTGGTACAATTTAAAGGATCAGTCTTCATACCATAGATTACATCCAAAAAAGGAGCTCCAAACTCATCTATGGTCGTTATTCTCATAAGACCCTTTCGTGTAGAAACCCGGTCATTATCAGCTCTTGTTAGGACATCATTTTCTTCTATTGAATTTAAATCCCCCACAAAATTATCAAAGCTGATATAGTCCAGACGCTTGTCCCCATCATCCAAGTTCCCTATATCCGCCACAGTCACACGAAGTTCGTAGTACTTTATTACCTGGTAATCGTTCTCCACAGAAGGAAGTCCTCCAAAGCGCTGAACCATCAATATATCACCCGGACGGAACGTATTGTATAATACACCCTCGGTTTTAAGGTAGATAGTGTTGGTGTTCGGATCCCAATGGTCCACTTTCATTTGGCCGCTGAATATGACATTATCATTCTCTCCCCTTAGCTGGGAGATTATCATTTCAAACACACGGAAGTTCCGACGAACGGTTAGGTCATCAAGCTCAAGCTTATACTTGACTTCATCAACACCTGCAGCATTCTTAAGCAGATATGGAGCTAACATCCACCCGGATCCATTCGGGAAACCTGAAAAGAATTGTTCCGAAGAAAGAGAACTCCCAAAAAGCGCATCTTCTCTCGCACGGAGCATCATCAACGTCAGGTCACCATTTTCTAAAGCTTTTAATCCCTTTGCCTTCGTTGTAAAGCCTTCAACATATCCTGGTGTACAAAAACCTGCTTCAAATGTTATAAGTCCATGTGCTGTGTCTGGGATATCCTTACGCAAATAACGCTTATCTATAACCTCCATACTTTTCCGGATCTCCTTCAGAGTACGGAGGGCAGAGAACACATTGTCGTCGGCAGCCGGTGTCAGGTCGTTTTCCTTGATAATGTAAACATTCAAACCACCACCAGAGCCACCACCATCGGGAAAAAGGTCCGAAAAATCAGGTAAGTTATTCAAAACGTCTGTTTTGATAACATCCAAAAGTTCACCGAATGTCGTCGTACCCCATTTTTCAGAATGCGGTTCCTGGACAGGAAACAATACCCCCTCAGTCAGCTGGAGACGAGACCACTCAGCAAGTCGAGGGGGTAAATAAAAATCCGCTGAATCAGGGATTTTTATCACCAACGTTTCAGGAATAACTTCTTCATTCCTGACCAAATTTAAATAGGGCTGTGATTCCGCAAACTTATACTTAAACGTAAAGCTACTAGGCAGATCACTACTTTTATAAGTAACATTATCTTCTGTAACAACAATTCGGCGAAGCACATCCCGATCATAAAAATACTTCCTGCGTGAAGGGAAAAAGTCTAGTAACCACCGACGTTCATACTCATTCAAATAACCGGTATTCTTATTATACAACCTACTGGTATCAACAGAATACTCTTCTGAAACATCACCAAACTCTGCAATATTATGTGTATGCTCACCGGTAAACTCCGTTGTCCCATAAGCCCGGAAGCAATCTATTCCTCCCAGGCTGTTTTCAAATAATATCCATTCTTCATTTTCAGACAGGATTCCAGAGACGATATAATTTTGTTCCATTGATATCGCCTTACTCCCGACCTTTGCAACGACTGAATATGAAGCCGGCATTCTATCCGAGAACAGCCCAGCGATAACAGAATACTCCATATTAAAAGTATATGCCGTTCCTGCCGAACAAGAGTGTATAATGGAACTTTGCACAGAACCGTCTTCAAAAGTCGCAGACAAATGAATATTACAATCTTGCGTCGCGTAATAAGTCAACCATTCGGGAGAATAATAGGTTACTTTTTTAAAACGAGGTTGCCAAGTCAAAAAATTAACAGACAACCAGTTTGCAGGAGTATCCGCCAAGTTTGCAACACCGGCACGAATAACCCTGAATGAACTTGTCACTCCATCAATCTCTGCAGTGAAGGTTTTTACTAGTCCATTTTGCTGGTAAACCCGATCATTTTTTATCTCAAATGATAATTGCCCCTCTATAATGGAACGGACATCCACAACAACTTCCTTATTAGGCCCTGGCTCATAACTTTGCTCAATAAGAAGAGTATTGCCCAACATCAGCTTAAATTTAATAGTAGAAGCCGATGCCAGTTTGAAATCCTTCAGATTTCCGGATAAACTAAGATTATCTGGTTTTTGAATAATTGCTGCCATTTGGAATTATTTTGTTCAAATGTATCGTTGCCGGACCATAGACTAAAGGACATCAATACTCCCGTAAAACAGGTTCAAGCCAAATAGTCATAGTTCCTTCGAACGGTGCTACAATCATCGGTCTCCCCGAAGAGCTTGTTATCAAAGTTATACCAAAAACACCAGGATAAACCTTTTCAAAATATCTGCCACCTGTTCGATATTGTTCTTCCGTTGGAGGTCCCGGATAAAATGTCGGTGGAGTCTCTTTCAATTGAAAATAGACGAAAGTCTCCCCTACACTACTCTTCCATCTGGGCAACCAGCGATATCGGCCAGAGGGGAAATGTTCTCCTTCTGATTTTGCAGAAGAAATTGGCAAATATAGCTTTGTCGTGAGAAATGTACATTCCGTTTCTTTCTGCTTTCCAACCACATATTTGATAATATTGGGTAGCAGTTCCTGATTGTTAATCAGTACCTTTTCAAAAGCAGACAAGCGGATCTTATCGATATCCGACAACAAGAGCTTTACTGTTACCGGGCGCATCGAGTTTCGAAGCATATCATCATATTCTCTCCAAAATTTTTCAAATAATCCATCAGGACCATTATAACACAACGCATAGTCCCACAAACGTTCATTCTCTCCGTAATGAGCATATATTGTCCCAAAGTCAGCCCTATGACTCGGTATATGGGCAACAAAGCAAAGCATAGGTTTCAATTCGGATTTATCCTGTTGGTTCTGGCTTGTACCACTACTTTGCCGCGGTTCGTTATCCAGTATAATACTTGAATTAAGAGTTCTGGAGAGCCCGACAAATGGAGCCAACCCGCTAGAAACAGTTTCTGCCTCAATATTAACCATTACATCCGGAGACTCTTTCTTTTCTGTTTCCAGGTTTCCACCGGCAAAATAATCACAATTGATACAACCAACAACCTCACGTATTGTAGAATCTCCAGAGAACCCTTCCCGGTAGACCCATCCTCGCGTACTGTCTATAATAGCATCTGGATATAATGAGGCTATTCCCGGCAAAGTTTTAGACAAAAAGTCCGGAGTGGTTGATGTTAAACGTGGTGGATCATCTGTACTATATGTCAGCATTGGACCTTTATCTGCTGAAAGTTTTACCTGCTTGTATTTAGCTGCATGGTTTATTACGGGAAAAGAGGTTAGTTTATCTGTCAAACTATACTTCGCATCTTCAGCCAACACCTCTTTGAATAAAACGATACGAATTGTCTTTTGTGTTTCATCCGGAATAAACTCACAACAAAATTTATTTCTAAAAATATCCAATATGGTCGAAACTGTACAATCCGGGACAAGCTGATCATAGCGAATTTCAGCATTGACAATAGTGTCTATGTTATTATTCAAAAACACCATACCACGAAAAGGATCAGTACGCGAAAAAAAGCTTTCTTGTAAAGAGTATCCCAAGTATTTAAAAAGCTCCTCTAACAAATGTATAGAACGGATGAACGGAGTTATATAAAATCCTGCCGGCACAGAAATAGTCTTTTCATCGATTGTCTCTGTTCGGTCCATCTCATTATACAATGAAAAATATCCATCTGCTTTAATAGGAGCTGTGACTCTATTCAATGCAGTAATTTCTCCAGTATCCTGATGCTCAATCAATACTGGAAAACATGCAAATCGGTCATCTGGCTTAACCATCAAATCACGCACAAACAGAATCGCATCTCCTGCTGACGAAAAAGTTATCCGCTTATTAGCAAACACTGTAGATAACTTTAAGTCCTCCATCTTTTCATAAAACGAACCTATGTTCAAATAAAATGAAGAATCTATTTTATCACTCTTTCCTGCAGAAAGAATAGCTTGCCGGCAACGTATATGAAATGCTCCTTCCTGAATAACCGCATCAGCCCGCTGTGGCATCTTTTCTACCACAGCCAAATCATCCGGATACTTTAAAATTTGTCTGTTTATTGGATCATTAGGGAGCTTAACCGGTAAACTCTGTTCACCATAATCATTAAAAAATGGATTCGTACGTTCCATTTCTAAGACTGTACCTGGCTCTAACTTTAACTCTTTTCCGGACGAATGTATTATTCTCATGACTTACTTCCTATTTTACGTGATTCTTCTAAAAGTGTTTGCTCTTTTTGGATTTCCGATAAAATGATATATGCTTTTAGACCTTCCTTATCAAGTTTGTCTAGCAGAGAAGTTAACTTTTCGATAGCCTTGGATCCAGAAAGATCATTCACTGGAGATACTGCAGCCAGGGACATACCTGGAACAGATGCTAAATTTGACGATATTGATCCGCCCGACTCAAACCCAGCCAAGCGCTTACGCATAAGCTGATTCATATCAACTGTCCGGATCTCTCCTTTTTCCTGGTAGTCATTCAACAAATGTATAATAGGAGCAACTGTTGGATTTTGTAAAGCGGCATTGCTTGCGATCCATTCCTGGCTTTGGCCCTCTGGTCCTTCACCTACGATTACAGTAGGACGATCCACAAAACCACGTTTATCAGGATCTAGTTTAGCATTAAACTCTTTATTATCCTGAGAGCGGATTATATCTACATATCCACCAGACTCGCGGCCAGATGCAACACGGGCTCCAGTTCCGGATCCACTTGTACCCCCTGCTCCATCGACAGTCATAGCCATAACCTTTTTTCGTTCAGCATTAGCAATAGCCACCTGAGCGACTCCCGTTGCTGTAAGCATCGCTGCTGCTATCGCACCTCCAATTGGACCTAACTGCGCAAACGCTTGCATAACTGAAACCGCTGTATTGGCTATAATTTCAGAAACTTTGACTGCAAACTGAACATTGGCATACTTCTTCTGAACCGTTAGTTTCTTATTCTCTTTCTCTTTCTCCAGGCGTGTTACTTCTTCGGAGTTATCACCGGCCCTTTGTATTTCAGCATCATATTTTGCATCTATATTAGCTAACTCCGCTTCCTGTAAAGCTGATATTGCTCCGGAGAACATATTGGCATAATTATCATAACTCTTTTTCAGATAATTTGCTTTAACCTGGTTCTTAGCTTTCTGGTACTCTTCTTCATCCAACAGCCCTTGTTCATACTGAGCATGAAGTTGCTCCTGCTCAATATCATACTGTTCCTGTAAAGACAACAAACCATACTGCTGACGTATCTGGTTCCTTTTGTCTTCTTCCTGCTGTATTAGTTGGGTTTTGGCTCTTTCATACGCAGCATCCAATTCTGCAGTGTCCAGATGTTCTCTTTCGGCCATTTCTTTCCGGGCCTTATAAGATGCCTCCAGTACCTTCATTTGGGCGTCCGTGTCTTCACCGAGGGTCGTTAATTTAAACTCTCCTTTGAAATCTTTGACCAGGTTCTGTAATGCTTTTTGCTGGGCTGCACGACTCTTCGCGGCATCCAGATCTGCAGCCAGGACGAGTTCATTTGCCTCCGATATCGCTTGAGCTTTTATCGTACCGGAAGACAGCTCGATCGATATAATGTCAGATTGGTAATCCTGATTTATTTTAAGCCGGGTATCAGATGATGCAGCTTCAGCACTCAGCATTAAAGCATCATATTGCTGCTGAGAGATTTGTTTTTCAGCTAGATTTTTCTCGAATACAGTCTGCTGAATTCTATATGATTGAGATTCAACCTTCAGACGTTTATCTCGATTATCTTTGAGAACATTAATCATCTCTTGATCCCGCTTTTGTTGGGTATCAACTAAAGATGCTTGAGCCGCGTTTATTTCTTTTGATATATCAGCTTTCAGCTTTGGATCCGAAGACTTCTTTTGATAATCCTGAAGTAATTTCAAACGCTGTTGATAAAACTTTGTATCTGCACTAAGGCGCTGTAAATTGTAAAACTGTTCGGTTTGCCCGTATTGCATCTGGGTATTTTTCAACGACGTCAATTCGGCTTGATGTGCATTCTCTTGCTCTTTTAACTTTAGCTCTAGAGCTGCTTTTGCTTTTTTTGAATCATCAGGCTTTTTCTCTTCTTTAAATTTATGGTCATATATTTCTTGAGCAATTTCAACATACTTATCTGCAGCATCTTTATTTGCTTTGATGTATGCATCCAATTGTTCTTTTGTCATGTTATTAAATTCAGCCCGTTTTTGAATGGACTGTTTTTGGTTTTCCACCTGTGCACGAAGAGACTCTCCAGAGAGTTTTTTTACAGTTTCCTCCGCACCCTGAATTTTCGCTCCGAGCTTCTGGATCAATTGTACTTTTTGATTTATTTCCTCTTCAGTATAGGGCAATAAAAACATATCACCGGTTTTCCGGTCCGATTTATATTCTCCACCGGTAGCCAGTTCCTTCTCTAACTTCTGTTTCATTTTCCGGGCAGACTGTATATCATCCTCCGCTTGTTGAATGGCTTCAGCATGGACATACTTCAACCGGTTCTGCTCTGCTTCCAGGAACTGATAGACTTTTTCCGTATTTATTTCAATGGCATTTCCATATTGATCAAACGCTGTGATGGCTCCAGGGACAATATTAGCAAGGCTACCGATAGTACGATTCAATTCTTCATGCTCATCCTTGGATAGTGTCGTTTTTGATTTCAACTCTTCATATCTCGAAATTAAAGAAGGAAGTTTAGTCTCCAATGATACGACTCGGTCGAATTGTTCCTGGTAACTCTCATTTAATGGGGTAAACACATCTGACAACTTTTCCGCATTCTTCGATAAGAAAGAAAACAGAGATTTAAACGTAGGCTCTAATCTAGCCCCGATCTTATTGGCCAGACCATCCATTATATCTGACAAATTCGAAGACCTTCCTTCCAGTTCTTCCATCTGGACAGCCATACTTCCTTGGACTCCCTTCAGGTCTCCTAAAGAATATAAGTAGTCAGTAATAGCTTTTTCAGAGAACTGAACCTCTGTGGTAACTCCTTTGAAAGAGAATTTTACTTTATCATTCTCTTTACTAGCTTTGATACCAAATTCCTTCAGTCTTTCAAACTCTCCGGTCATGGCATCCAATATTGCTTCAATATACTGATCAAGAGATTTCCCTTGCGAACTGGTGACATCTCCCATCTTTATAATTTCTTCTCTAGTCGGGATAATGCCACGATTAACAAGTTTAATATACCCTTCAGTAAGTTCTTGAAGCTGGTAAGGGGTATCGGATGCCAACTTTTTCAACATAGTCATAGCCGTAGCAGCTTTTTCCGAGCTTTGAAAAGTATTTCGAAGGACCGCTTCATACTTAGCAAACTCTTTTCTGACATTGTAAGAAGTAGTTACTCCATCTTTTAAATACTCAAAAAACTTCAACGCCAGAAATGCTTTCACGACAGTTGTTGCCTTTGTTATTGATCCGGATAAAGACTCTCCAGTTTGCTGACCACCCGTTCTAAGTTCAGCCATCCTGGACTTGACTGATAGAAGCGACCGTTCTAATTTTTTGTATTCTTCTGGAGACGTAGCTTCCGCCGTATGATCCAGTTGATACTGCAACTCCTTTGCCTTCTTCCTAAGTTGGGTCATTGTTAAAGCCGACAATCCCAACGTTTTCTCTAACTCAGTAATTTTTTTCTTATTAAGAGCCAGTTTTGTATTATTCCTTTCGACTTCAGTTGACAGGTTTTTATATTCATCAGATTCTTTTTTACCAGATGCAACAAGTTCTGTCATCTTGGCCTTAAGCTCTTTATTAGTAGAGATGAGCTGTCTATTCTCTTTATCGAGTTTACGTGAGGATTGTTGTGCCTCAGTTGAATCAATGGAAAGAATCCACTTTAATTCATCTTCGGTAAGCTTCTTTTTTGCCATACAGACTACTTTTTAAGCGAAAGTAGCAGGCTGAAATCTTGATGTAAAGGACAACTATTTTCCTGGATCCGCATCCTGAAGCTGCAGTCCGATCTTTTTTCGTATTTCTTCTGTTAATCCATAGCGAAGGTCAGGCATAGTTTCATGGTAAAGCACACCAAATATAACCCGGTTGTAAAGAGCCAGCTTACTACGAGTTTCCATCTGATCTTTGCTATATCGGATATCCAGGAAACGGAGATATGGGAAAATCCGCATGTAAAAAGTCTGATTCACTCCTACTTCAGATAAATTGAATGGCCGTCGTGCCAAGAAACCTGCAAGCTGGCCGGTTCCTCCGGGAAAGACTTCACGAACAACTTTCTCTTGAGTACCATAAATCACGTTTACGTCTCTACTTACAATCTGAGAAATAAACTCCTTCTTTATAAAATCCTCTGTAATCATAAGTTCTTTTCGACAAAAGTAACAACCTCGGATCCGAGCGAAAAGGACATAAAAAAACAGCGAGGCTTTATTGGCACTCGCAGTCTTACTATTTATTTCTCAATCAATAACCATTTAAAATGGAGTCCTGATGTTCCGCGAGGAGCACGGAACACGAAGCCAGCTTCGAACATTGCATCATATACATCCTGTGCAGATACGCTACATCCAGGGTTCAACTCATTTATAGCCTCGGCAACTTCCTTAGTTGACAATTTATGTGTAGCCTTACATTCATCATCTGTGATGGCAAAGCGTTCCTGGATAGCTTTAATATAAATACTCAAGTCTTTTTTATCACTCATGATTCTGCCCTCCTTTCTTTGCTGAACAATAAATACCATACGCCGGGATCAGCAATAATGGATACAACAAAGATAATGCACACATTAGCATGAGTACATACATTTTTACTTCATAAATATTTATACATGAAATAATTTCGCCAGGTACGGCATTGGAAAACTTCGAAGCATTCACCCTCATGAACGGATTAGCTACTTGTATTTGCTCCCAACTATTAGTAGCAGATACGGTCAATAAGTTTAATTTCATACTGTTATGTAGTTTCGCATTTTAGACAGAAATAGCGGCTGCCTTTTCCCGCGTCGCGAAACTACATAACAGTACTCTCCAAAGAGTTCTATAATGCTGGGAAAGACAACCGCCTTTATTATATTCATTATCCATCAAAGCTTTTCTTTGCTTTGATACACATGTAAGCCATTAACCAAGGCTCTCTGGAATGGGCAGACCATTATGTAGTTTCGCTACGCAAAGATAATAAAGATTTGAATTAATCAGTCCATACTTAACGCATATTCTTAACTATCACATTTTTTTCATTATACGGTCAAGCATATCTATCGATGATTTAAAAGAAATTCCATCTATAAATTCTTCATGGCTTCTATCCAATAGCATCTCTATGGGCATATTCTCAAATATATTATATTCCTTATACAAATTAGCAGCCTTTTCATATATCAATGAATTATAAAACAAAATAAACAATTCCTCCGTAGACATTTGAGCTTGGACAAACGCTATATAATTCATAAAGCGATTCTCTATTTCTTTTTTATGTTTTTTATCACTTTGAGAATATTTATCCAAACATCTCATTCTCTCTTTATGAATAAACTTCACTATATTATACAAATGTCGACAATAATGTCCAATAGCAGAATGTGTTTTGAAAAACAGCATCAAATACAAATACTCACAACGTGCTCTTTCATTACTAGTATCCTTTATTTTATCATAAATTTTCTGTTCAATAATTCCATAAGAATACAACTTGTAATATTTCTTAATTTTACCAAGCTTTATATCTATATCATATTTAGCTCCTGACGAGTAAATTCCTCTATGTTTATCAGTTATTATTTTCAATAATTCCGTATTAAATAGACTCTTATCATATTGAACATATTCAAATTTATTTTTTAAACAATCATACACGCTTCTCAGTTCTATTGATGAAAATTGAAAAAAATCATATCCGCTTTTATATATATCTATTATATCCAAAGATTTAATATTAATATCATAAATCACATCTTGAAATTTACCATTAATAGAAATTCTTATTTGGTGTTGCGTTTGTAATAAATTGAAAAATATAGATTCAAATTGCTGCTTATCCAACTCTTCAGTATTTAAATCTATTGATTTTGCCTGCAATTTTAATGCGTAATAATATATAAAAACACCAGCTAATGCCCATAATGGTCCAATAACCCCTCCTACAACACCACCTATTTTATAAATATTATCTAAAGATTCATTATTAACAATAGCCAAACCATAATCACTATACCAGAGCCAAACAATCAAGAAGATTACAATTAATCCACCGAGTCCTATCATTCCAATAGCCCATTTTATAGCAATACTATTTTTAATTTTTTCATTTTCCATTATATAATAAATAAATGCCTCTTCTTTAGTTAGAAGAAGAGGCGTTATTTGAAATTATTCTAAAATAATTATTTTTTATCTACATCCTTTGTCTCATTGCGTTCAAAACTAAAATAATCTCTTTCTTTTTCATACACAACTTTTACATCAGACACCTTTTTACCATCGCGTGAAGGATGTTTAATAGTAAATGTATTCGTTCCACAGTCTTCTATCAAACTCTTCCTCCTTTCAACAACTACCTTTAACAACAAAAACGATAACCATATACCATAAGCAAATCTTTCGCTCCAGTCATCGGTTGATATTTCCTTCAACTCCCAAGAAGCCCCCTTATAATTAGCCAAATATATACATTTTTTATCTATATCAATTCCATACTGTGAATGTGCAAATGCATTTCGAAGCTGGGAATGAAAACTTTTAATAATAATAGTCTCCAAATCCAACGTTTGTTTATTTAACAATGCTTTTATATCATTTCTTATAAAATCATGCTTTCCCATTTCTGGAATTTTGACATTCCAATTATAATCTTCTCCATTTGCTAAATGAGCTAAACGAGACATTTTATCTAGAAAAGATGTAGATTCCCAAATATGAGAATAAACCATAAATTCCAAATTTATTCTAAAACTATCATCAGTAACCTCCGTTACACCTTCTGGAAATGAGTAAAAAGCTCTCATAAACTGGCTCAAAAAAATTAAACGCGTTTCATCTTTATAAAACCAAGTTCTATCATCAATTGTATAAGGACTCAATTTGGGATTATCCTTTATACTATCCATATATTCTCCATTCCCAATGAATAATATATAATTACCTAAAGAGACTTCCTTTACTTTATCGAAAGCTTTATTTAAAGCGTTTTCTACTTCAATTTTGATTTCTTCAAATCTTTTCAAACTAATCATATCTATATATTATCAATATTTTACAAAACCCTTCCTTTATAAGGAAGGGTAGAATTGTTGTCAAACAATCCAAGCTCAAGCAAACTTAAGCGCTGTTTCATTTATTCTTCGACTTAAATCTCGAAGAGCTTCACCAAAACGTTTCCGTTCTTCTTCGGTAAACTGTGCAGGCTTACCATTCACTTTATTTCCATTCAAACGTTGGTAAAGCCATGTTTTACTTTTGCCAAAATAAGCTTTTGCTATATAACTCAATGAAATAGCATTTGCTACATCTCCAAGTTCCAAAGCAAGCTTCATCTCTTGTAATTCATTTTTGATATTGTCCAAGCCCTTTTTGGTAGCTTCAGCAAAAATCTGCTTTTCATTCACAGTCATTGCCTCGATTTTCCGAGCACGTCCTTCCTGAAACTTGATCCGTTCTTCTGGAGTCATACTCTTAAACTTTTCAAAATCAGACATCATATCGTCCGTCGGTAAATACTTAGATAAATCTTTCATAATTCCATATTATCATTTTATGCCCCTCCGAAGAGGGGCTTTGTTTTTACTCTAATCTCAATTTTTCTTCTATCTCCGCAATCATATCTAAAATATCATTGATATGTTGTTCAAATTCTGGATCATCTTTTATTACCCTATTTCCTGCATGAAATTCAAAAAGTAATTTCAGATTTTCCTTTTGCAGAGTGAGTTCTTCTCGCTCTTCTTTCGTCATAGGCTCAAATTTTACTTGTTAGTACTCAGATTGTTTGACACCACAAATATAATAATCTTTGGATTATTACACAAATAATCCAAAGATTATTATATTTATTTTACTTATCAGGAAGCGGTACTAGGTTAAACCTGTATACAGGTTTAACCTATATCCATAAAAAAAGATGCTCTCTTTTGACAAAAAGCATCTTTTTCATGGAAATCAATAGTTATAAACCTTTAGCTTTGTTTAGCATAATCATATTTTAGCAAATCTTCCAGAAAGTTGTCTGGACTGTCCGTCCGGACAGTTTGACCAGACAACTGGTTAAAACGGTCTGCAAAATTCACCATATACTCAGTATCGGTACAGTCAAAGTCGAAACGGCTACTTTCACGCAATTTCGTCACAAAGTCTGAAGCGCAGGTGGCGGTAATCGTACCGCCGTCCTGCAGGGAAAAAGTCTTATCCATTAGCTATTTAATTTTTTTGTTCGTAATCTAAAAAAGCTTTTTTGTTCTTCGTTCAAGAATGGCAAGTTATTTAAAGCCGTTCCGGAGGCGATAGGTTGTTGTTCAGCAAAGGTAACCAAACCGTTCAAGAATAAAACCCAATTGCTTATTTTGTCGTAATTTATTGTTCCGGCATGCTGGCGAAACTCTATTGTTTTATGACGGCTGTAACTTTGCGGGTTTAATTTAAAGTACCTCGTATTTTCAAATGTGGTAATTTGCAGCTCATTGATATTTCGCGCTGAGTTTATTTTTTGTTCCGAAATACTACTGAGGCTTCGACAATACTGGTTATTTCTACGTGATTCCGGCATAAACTTATCTATTATTGTTTCTATATGCTTATAAGAAATTGCTACGTTTTTCCAAGTTTGAAGGCTAAAGTTTGCCGCATCAAAATGTATATGCAAACCGCAGGAGGTATTAACCTTTACATTACAGGCATCAAGTACCCAGCATACTTTTTTTAGTTCCTTTAGGCCAGCTTCACCTTCCAATACCGGGCTAACCAATTCAAAAGTATTATTACCGGAAAGGCTCGAGTCCGAAACTATTTTCCAATGGTTACGTGTTGCATGATTGTAGCTTTCGGCAGAAACCTGAATGCCTTCTTCTCTTAAAGCGTCCACCAAAACGTTTGCTCGGCAGTTATAGGCTTCGATCTCAACACCAAAGCGGCGATTGAAAGTATAGTCTATTGTAGGCAGGGCTAAGGGTTGTTCTGGCTGATGGGCGAGGTTCATTCTAGCGTAAACGTTTTGTACAAAACCATAGTTGCCGTTTGTAACAAGGTCGGCAACCTGTCGGCGAGTAAGACCAAGCATAAGGAGTTGCTGAATTTTACGAGTTTTAGTCGTTGTCTGTGCTAAAATATTTGCAATTTGCTGTTCCATAACTTATTGATTTCCTTTGTTTTATTATACTGCTAAGGTAACACTATAGACGTATACACGCAAGTTATAACAAGTTTATTTGCAGCACTTTAGCTTTGTTTATCTTTCAAAATCAAGTATTTAGCTTGCTATACTGGATGCAGGTTATACCTGATACCGTTACTGAATTTCAAGGGTTTTGCAAAAACTGACAAAATAGAATACCTGCTATCAGGTAAAAACTGATTGCAGGCATAACCTAGTATCGCTCCCATAAATACAAAACAACCACCCTACTCTCTCGAGCAAGGTGATCCAAGCTAACTTAAATCTAATACCATGAAAAACACACTATTTAATACTAAAGTACCTTTTCTTTATCTTAAACACTCCATAGACAATCCCTAACAGAACAAGGCAAGAAAGTCCCCCGATAGCCCATCCTCCCACATTCATCTTGGTTTGCTGCCACTTGGATAATGCCTTTTCTACAGGGTACGGCTCCCGAATAGTATCGCATATAGATATAGTATCATACATGAAACGATCTCGATAAATATACCGGTATAAATATTCTCTAACCGTATCTCCATTTACATAAATATTGGAAGAATCGTGTACATAAAAAGAATCACGCAAATACTTATCACGGTATTCTGTCCGGACGGACTCCACTGGTATATACATCGTCCGTGTACATGCTACCAGGCAAAAGGTAATACACAGATATAATATCGCTCCAGTCACAATGCGTTCCATCCTGCTTCTACTTCTGACATGATTGCGGGAACTCCATTTTCAACTAAGCTGATGGCGGCTGCCATTGCACACATGATAGACTTTTCGTCCGGATCCGGAACGAAGGTGGTAGGGACTTGCATCTCCCGGCTTACGCGGATAATGTAGCCGGATGTGTTGTTTTCGTTCTCCGGAGCCCATCGGCGGATATAGTCAGCAATGGTTTTACAACCATGCAGCTTGTTATAATTACGCAGCAGTTTCAGTAATGCCCGGTAGCCCGATGTCCGGTCCTTGAACTCTTCGAAGGTGAAGTCTTTTTTACTTGCAGCATCTACTTCGCCCTGCCACTTTACTTTGTCGTTATTGCGGATGTTTCCGGGATTGTTGTTCCGGAGTCCGCGAGGTAATTTTTGCTCATTCATTTATAAACCTCCTCTAATTTTTTGAATGGGTCGGCGCTGATAGGTGGTTTGCGTTGTCCACATTCCAACGTTTCACATTTCCATAGTTTCAATATGGCATTGTTCGTTGTCAGTGCATTGTTTTGAATACGAGAAACTGTCAAATCATCGTATAGCTTATCAATCAGATCACTCTGCCGGGATTTCTCTTCACGGCATTGTATGAAGAGTTCTTTCCATTGTTCACTAACCTTTGCCTCGTTTTCTAAATCTGCCGATCGTCGTTTCTGTGGAAGCAATACAATGGCAGCAATGCCACCTCCGCTTATAAAAGTCAGAAAAGCTAAACCTATCGTCATCCAATCCATTCTTTGTTATTAATTTGTGGGTGTAAAATTGTTTAATTCTTATTCATTCATAAAGGACATTCATTTGCGTTTCGCTCCAAACGAGTCATACCCCTCCCGGTTAAATAGCATACTCCAGCCGATGCTGGACAGGTCGCGGGCAATGAAAGGAGTGAGGGTATGATTCCGGGATACATCCTTCAGCCAGTATCGTTCCCGTTGCTCACTAATCATGCGGTTCCGGATTGTAGTAAGGTATGACAGGCAGCGATCTGACACGATCAGCTGCTCGATCAGGTCACCGGAGAACTCTTTCAACTTGTAGGCAACTGTTATGGCTAGCCGGGCAGAGTCGGTTATCCGGTTACTAGAATCCGTGTTGCAATCTATTTCGCCGTAATCGACAAAGAGATAATATCCGGTCAGGTTATTGACGCGGCTGCTGACGGCATCAAAGTTTGGACCAAATACATAATTGGCTATCTCAGGGACGATTGCCCCGTCCCCTAAAGCAAGTATTGCTGCATGCAGATCATCATATCCCGGAATATTACTTTTGCCCTTATTAAAAAGAGGTGCAATCGCTTCGCATGCGGGGAACCGGCCGAAGTAAAGGAATAGTTCGATTAAAAGAGATGTGTTCATATTATTTGCTTGATGGTTTTAATGGATAATCCGGTTTTATCTGAAATCTCTACCATATCTATACCGGCATCGTTCATGGCGGTAACGCTCTCGATCAGCTTCTTGCGCAGGATGCTCAGGTACTTGATTACCGGCATTTGCTCTATTACTTCAACGTTGCCCAGACCGTCTGCCGACAGGTTGTACAAGCTCTCAGTCATGCCGATAGAGATGGGAGGTTTGTGCTCCTTCGGTTTCCGCATATAGAGAATACTGAAAGGAGTACTGGTAAATAAGTAGTTGGCGAAAGCCTGAAAGTTCAAGGCTATAGCTTGTAAAACAACATCATCCAAGGCTATAAATTCTTTCGATAGAACATGTGCTCCCTCTGATGTGTATTGTCCTGGATAATATAAGATGGCTGCCAGAAGCGGAAGTTTCTCAGCCGGACAGCCTAGCAGATCATACGCCTCTATAAACTGGATGGCAGTAAGTGACGATGTGAGCGTACCGAAGTTTGTGTGTATTTCGTAAGCTTTGAATGTCTTACCATTTACCATCAGTTCCGGCAATAGCTGGGCAAGGAAACAGTTATTGATATGCTGCCCGTCTTTAAATATGAAATCGATTTGCTCTGATAGCAAATATAGGCTCTCATGTGCGGATGTTCCTTTCACCTTTCGGGGGTTCAACTTAAGTGCCCGGAGTATGAAGGATATATGCAGCTTGCGGTAGGAGAGTTTTCCGGCTGCATAATTTTCTAAAAGTTCACACACATACAGGTATTGTTCAGGAGAAAGTAACTCCCATCGGTTTGGGATACTGTATTCTCCGAAATGAGTTTCAAAAACAATTGCAGGGGCATTCATGACATTAAGAAGATTTTGTCGCTTTCGCGGTTGTAGGAGGTGGTGGGATCAATACTGCCGGATGTGGGTTCGCTCAGTGCTAGGTCTATTGCTTTGATGGCTTCCATTGCTTGAAACTGTAGAGAGGCTACCAGGGCAAGCAGACTATTGCGTTCATCTGTTCCGTTCCTGGATGTTTTCTGCTCATCAAAGAGGCTGCGGATAGTCGCTGGAAACTCGATGATGTCAAAACGGGATAATGCTAAAGAGATAACCAGCATGGCCAGTGCCCGCTTTAGTTTCGTTTCAAAGTCCTTTTCCCGTCCTTCGATGCTAGTGAAGTACCCACCTATCGTATCATCCAGAACTTCGCGCTGGATGGCAATTGTCCGGAAGAAGAACAGGTATGACATATCGATACCGTACAGGCTATTGAACTCGGCAGTCGTTTTGATCCGGAGTGCATCCATATACCGAAAGTCTGTTGTCTCTTGCCAGGACTCTTTATAGATGTCGTTTGTGGCAAGTTCCTGAATAAGTGAGTCCATTGCATTGAAATAGTTGTCAATGTACTCCCGGCGCATACACTCTAACTCATACTTATACACATCTGCACCTCCTGACATGCGTTTGGCAATTGCCGCGAAGATAATCGCCTTGTACATGGTCAGATTGCCAAAAGCCAGCTTCAGATGACGCCAGGCATCCGACTCTTTGTTGTCTGCTATAGACTTCCAGATTGGAGGTGTTATAAGACCTTGTATCTGTTTCCGTGCACCGATAGCAGACGGATTGAGTTCGCTCAACTCTATATCGCTCCCGACGTATGGCACATACTCCCTGAAGTCGGATATATGCTCGAATAAATCAATTAATACGTTATAACTCATGGCTGTTGTTTATTTAGGCGGTCGTTGGGTGATACTTCTTCCTGGCGTGCCGGTACTTCACGGTAGAAGCCGATCCGGTAGCCCTGCTTATAGAGTTCCGGGAAATTGACCTGCAGAACCAGATTGAACGGCTCGCAGCACTTTTCATCGTCTGGGGTGAGCGTTTGGAGATATAATAGGTAGTTGTAATACACATCAGCTCCCGATTTGGATATAACCCCGTCTTTGCTGACACTGGAGATGGAAGAATCCAGACCTACGGCTCCTAACAACACTTCGTCCATACGTTTATCGTATTCAATCAAAGATGAGATATATTCTTTATACTTCAGGTCGATCGTCTCTATCTTCCAGCGTTCCTCTTCATTTCCCTGACCGGTCTTAAACGAGTAGGTAGAGAATGCCTTCCCCTGGTTCTTCTTTCCGGAGAGATAAAGCGATAACCGGCGAAGTTCTTCCTGAGTATAGAGAACAATCAATGATTCACGGTATTCAGAACCTATTTCTATATCGTTATACTTAATCAAGATCTTGTTATCCTTTTGCCGGAGCTTGTTTTCCTCGCACAGTGCCTTTATCTGTTTACGCTTCGATTCCACCCAGGCATTCGGAATAATGACATGAATCTTTGCAGCCAGGCTATTATTCAGGAACGAGTCGATAAATTCGGGCAGTTCGTTAGAAGTCTTGATATGTGTTTTAACGCCTTCGTGAGTTTCATTCTCGCCATAATGATTACCAACAGAGCTTTCCCGATGATGCGATACCGCTGCAAATTGATAGTTACCAATCTCATTAATCCGAAAGAGCGGATATACTTTATATTTGGCCGCTCCATAGTTCCAATTACCAGTAACAACAAAACGCAAGTCGTTGTACAACACAATATCTTCAGCCACATCCTGCTTGAGAGTAGCCAAGCGGCAATATTTATTTTCTACAAGCTCCAGTCCGGCCACCGGCATACGACCGATAATTTTCCCCCTGGACATGCGCCATTTTACAAAGAAGTCACGGAAGAAGTAATATCGTTTAATGATTGCCAGTCCAAAATCTTTATATGACATTTCCATGCCATTTTTCGACCAACTATCCAGCCATTCCTGTATAGCAGGTACATCCGTCCACTCCCGAATGATTTTGTTGTCCTGCAGCTTCTCTTTGTATATACGCGGACCTTTCCCGTACAACATATTGACCTGTTTGCTGATTAATCGTGGCAATAACCGGTTGTTCTTAATGTCAGTTTCGATACGCTCGCACTTCCGGTTGTCCATTCCACGGGAATATACGTTATAGCCATCCACATTGAGCCACCGGTATTGTATATTCCGGTTGTAACCGGTGGTGGGCATGGTGTCCCGGTCCATCTCACGTACCAAGCCATTAGCGGGATTTGTGCCCACTTGAAAGGTTATTACATTATTGTCATCCAGGTAACAACCAAGGTTACCCCACATATCCAGCTCATTCATAGCCAATCTATCTTATGTAGTTTAAATCCATCCTGTGGAAAGCCCATATACCGGATCAGTATGCGGTAGCATGATTTAGGCTTACCATCGGCATCGGCAAACAGGAACAGGTTATCACTATCCACCTGGAAGCGCTCCTGTGGTAGCTGTGCCCTGTACTTGCATCCGGTCCGGGTGACCAACTTATCTGATGCCTTCCCCCTGGCCTTTGAGTAAGGATAGAAGGCAATGGTGAAGCAGCCATCGGGCAACTTCGATAGTTCCCGCGCCCACTGCAATGCATGCAAGCCTGTAATCATTTCCATGCCCAAATGTATGAGAGCGCACTAGAGAAGGAAAGGACACCCCCCTCTTTGTCATATTTCCCAGAATCCGGATTCAAATGCAACTCAAGGTGTCAACTCAGCGGGGCGTGTTAAATGGAGCTTTACACCAAAAGTCTATTTTATTTTAGAAAGAGTACTATATCTGAAACACAAACAAATAGATATATTCTCAATGTCAAAACAATTCATTATTATAGGGTAAAGTAACTATTATTATATCTGTCTGGTAGGTTTATAGCATCATATTGTCAGGCAAATCATCCGGGATTGCACTATATTCGCTTGGCATACGTTCGTAATAAAGACCGTGAAGTAGATAAATAAAGGCAGACGGGAGCTGTGTTGTTAGTCCAGCCTGGTACTTGATAGGTACTTTCTTTTCACTATTTTTGTCCAGTTCGATACGACCATCCGTTTTCTTGCGAGGTGACAGCATGATGGAGCTGCACAGGTTCGGGCATTCATTTTCATCTACCAACACGCGCGGGAATGAATTGGATTGCTCACCGAAAATAAGCAGTAATAATTTGAACTGCATCCAGTAGTAGATCGTACTCTGACCTTCATTCATTAATTCGACTGAAAAACCGTAACTTTCTAATTCTCTTTTCAGTATCTTGGCATCTGTAGTTATTTGCTCAAAGTCTTCTTTGCGCTTGTTCCCAGCGCGGTCATAATACAATCGAATGCGTTTATTTTTAGCATCTGAACCAAAGAACTCATGAATGGCGGCAGCCAGTTCCGGCTGTTGCTGTGGGTAATAACAAGTAAACTCTTTCAGGATTCGAAGCTCTGTTCCTTGCTTACGTTCCTGGGCAGCTACAATACTGGAGAAGTGCCCAGGATCATAACCAAGCAGCAGCTCCTCGCGTGGATCATAATATTTTAGATAGAAGGCTGTCAATCGAAAATGTTCTTTTAAGTCAAGCCGCATAATGCTGGCATATTTGTAACTATCAGTGAACTGATGGCGACGAGGAACGTAATTAGCAAAAAAACGGTCTACCACTGCCTTTTTACGGATGGCACAAATGGCTGTCAAAAACTCGTCAATATCAAGACTTTCTAATTGGGTTTTGAAAAATTTAGGTCCTAAGATATCTTTGTTGACAAACGAGCTAGCACGAATATAGTAAGTGGCATACCGGCGCATGTCAGCCAGGCGAGGTTGCCAAAGGGCTACTGTCCGCTTTTGTTTTTCGATATCCAGCCGTAATTTTTCCAACATTACCGGATTCTTTTCTTCGCGAGCAAGAGCCTCGGCACGGTACATCATGACCAGTGCCTGATTGACGTGAAGTGATACAGTGACTATTTCTTCAATTAAGTCCTGATTAACATTGTGTTCGTATTCCTCGAACCAGTTATCTTCGCCCAGATCCACACGGGCGGTATCGGATACGCCGGTAATGCCCTGGTAGTATTGGCTAGCGCGTATCTCCGCACTGGATCCGCGTAAGGAAGGGAACAAGCGACTCTTTAACTTCTCCCCTTTTTGGTGTTTCATTTCCTCTATAAAAGCATGTACACCGGAGCGGCCAGCCACTGATTCAGGTTGATCGCTCGATACAAGTTGCAAATGAAAGCCATTACGGAACAAGATACTATGTTTCGGAAAAGCAATCGGATAACGCGGACGCCGGAAGTGGCTGGGGATTTTACTTTCACCTACGATATAGTCTGTTCCGTATTCCAGCATCGTGCGCCGTCCATCCATAATGGGCCGACTAAAATAAGCCTGAATGTTAGGCCAGATATTTGTAAACAGCGCAGTATAGGTTTTATGTACCAGGAAAGCCAGTTCTCCGGGCATCTCAGCCCCAACCTTGATAATACGCGGTCCGAATACGCCTTCCGTTTTACCTCCAGCACGTGCCACTTCTACTATCTGTGTGTTGGCATCTACCACATTTGCCCTAATCTGCATCAGGTTCATATAATAGCTCTCAAAGCGACTGGATTGAAATGTATTATTCTCCATCATCCGGTATCTCCTCTATGATTTCGGCATCCACAATATTAGCATCACGCAGAAGCCGTTGTTTTTCTTCTTTTTCTACAGGTAAATTGTCTATCAGATTTATATAGAAACCTTCATTGTTTTTCTTGGCTATTTCTTTTAGATTACGTTTGGCATAGCCTATGATTTCGGAGGTCACTTCATTTGAAATCAGAAATACAGGAGCCCAGGCATTCTCTTTGTCAGCTGCTTCAGAGGCATGCAAGCGGCATTCACGAGCGGCATCCATACAAGATTTTGCAGTCTTATATTCATCTGCAGCAATGGCCAGTTTTGAAAGATCCTCATATTTATTTGCATAGTCAGTCTCCCATACTTTTGTGGCAACATTATTATCAACATTAAAATAAGATATCGCCGAATAAAATCGGGCTTTACAGGTTCTAACATCTACATCTTTGTTTTGTAAAGCCATAATACGGGAACGAAGCAAACGGGCTGCTCTGGTTATATTTCGTTCATATTCGTAAATTTCTGCTGCCCATTGCATTTGCTTAAGAAATAACTGTACTTCTTCAGGGATACCTTTACATTCACCTGTTTGCAGAAAATGGTGAACTATATCAGGATGAAGCTTCTCTACGGTTTCAAGATAATTCATATACCGAACAATTGATTTTTCAAATCTTTAATCCGTCTTTCCTTGGAACGTTCAGCCAATACAGAAATGGAATCAACGTCACCTTTTTCGGCTTGTTTGGCCAATTCTGCATCAATGTTCCAAGATCCTATTGCTAACCCATTTTGATAAGCAATAGAATACGGATCATCGGGTAATGTAAGCCGGATTATTAGTTCCGATTTTTCCTTACCTGTCAAATTAAGCAAAGCCGCAATGCGCTCCGGACTGTATCCGAGCGCACCAAACGACCTGATTTGAGCAGTGTAATCATTCATTATTCAATAGCTTTAATGTTTCCTCCCGACTGAGGGTTATGCCATTGCGTATGAGTTGTACCGGCTGGTTCTTATATAGGGTTCGATATCGGAGGACGGTTGCATCCGTATATCTTGGATCTATTTCCATTGCATAGCATATCCGATCCACTTGCTGGCAGGACATGATGGTCGATCCGGATCCAGAGAAAAAGTCGATAACAACAGCTCCAGGCAGACTACTATTCTGGACAGGATAGGCCATAAGTGCAATAGGTTTCATTGTGGGATGAAGGGCATTGCGCACCGGCTTATCGAAATTCCAGATTGTGGTTTGCTTGCGGTCAGAGTTCCATGTATGAGCTGCTCCAGGTTTCCAACCATATAGAACCGGTTCATGTTGCCATTGATAGTCTTGTCGGCCCAGACAAATTGAGTTTTTTGCCCAAATACAACATTGAGCAAACTTAAAACCAGCTTGCTTAAATGCTACTCTAAAATTTCCACCTTCACTATCAGCATGAAACACATAAATCCCAGCCCCAGGCTTCATTGCCTGGTACATATAACTAAAGACCTGACGAAGGAAAACAAGGAAAGTATCGTTCTCCATTGAGTCATTATCAATAGTTAGTTGTTCTGCAGTGTCACCTTGGTATGAAACGTTATATGGTGGATCGGTTACACACAAGTCTGCCAACTGACCATTCATTAGTTCGGAGACAGCTTTCTTCTCACGGCAATCTCCACACATTAAGCGATGATTACCTAATAACCAAATATCTCCAGGTTGGGTTATGTAAGGAGATCCTTCTGGTGGAATTTGAAGTTCTTCGTCATCTTCGTGTATTCCTCCAGATGTTTCATCTCCGAATAGTGACTGTTTGGGCATCCCTAGCTCTAATGCCTTAGCTTCAAATGGAAGATTAAAACGTTCCAATGTATCGCTGTCTATGTTGTATTTTTGGAATAACAGAGTGTCTGGATTCTTTTTGGCAAACTCTGAATTGTATGCGGCAATCTCTTCTACTGCTTCTTTTTTGTTTTCAGCGAAAATAGGTTCATAGGGGATTTCTGGTATTGAGAAGCCTGATTTACGAAGGGATAACAATGCCTTTCGGCGTTGGTGAGCATCAATAATCCATAACTTGCCTTCAGGATCTTTCCATGCTTTAAATGCATACTTGAATCCTCTGGTTATTATCAGCATTTGAAGTTTCGCCAATTTATCAGGATCCGAAATTTTAAAATCCTCTTGTAGTTCGTGAAAAGAGTCCAGTGGAGCCACAGGAAGCTCACCCAAATTATAAATTGTTATTTCTTTCATCATTCATTATAGTTTCAAAAATTACTTGCCTCTCCTGGTGTTTTACCAGATTCTTTTTATCACTCTCACGCTGATCGGCGCGAGACTTGTTATTGAGATATGATTTGTACCGCTTGATATTTTGCTGGCAATTAGCATATTTATGTAAAAAAGCGGCAGGATCCCGGCGGCGAAGTTCCTCGAGGCAGAAACGTTCAGAATAGTGGATAAGGAGAGGGTGCTTGTTTTTCCACTTTCCGGTGTCGTTGAATGACTGGAGTTCTTCGAAACATTGAAGGTTCCGGATGCGTGTCTCGGCCATCTTTGCTACCTTGGCTTCGGTAGGGAGGTTGTCGAGTTCGGTATCCAGAACCTTCATTTCACGCCAGGTGTTTATGCGGTCGTTGTAGAGGAGTGTGGCGATCTGGACGTTTTTGTCGAAGATGTTTTTCCAGTCGATTTGCGGGTACTCGTCTTCTTTTTGGACTCTTTCGGAGCTGGAGGCGTGGGGGATTCGCTTTTTTTTTCAGTATCTAATACCTCCTTCACCGTATCAAGTTCGGCCTGGGTTTCTTCCAACGTTCCTACAGTTTCTTCCAATTCAGGCTGGGTGTTCTCCAGTTCTTCTTTGGTTTCTTCCAGTTCGCTGGCTGTCTCCTCTAGCTGTTGGGTTACATCAGCTTTGTCGGCATCTCCGTCCGGATGATCTTCTCCGGTATTTTCCGTAATATCTCCCTGGGGCTGCTCCGCAGGATCTGATTGTTCGGAGCCGGAATTATCCTGTTTTTCCTGAGTTTCTTCCAGCTCGTTGTTTTTATCTTGTAATTGCTGGATTACATTAACTTGACCAGTGTTTCCGTTCGGATTATTTTCTCTGGAACTTTTCGTAGGATTTCCAGCGGGTCGCTCTGCAGGGGCTGGTTGCTCGGAATCGGTGTTATCCGGCTTTTTTTCTCCTGATTTTTCATTATTCAGTTCATTTTCTGGGTTATTTTCAATTTCCATACCACGACGGTTTAGACGAATCTTTTCGGCTGTTGTCTGGTCTAAGAGAGTGTACAGAATCTTTTCTGCAGAGCGAGCAGCATTCACAATAGGCGACCGAAGCAGATCATTTTGAGGAGATACTTCACGAAGTAACAGGAGATCAGCTTCAGCATGTTCTGGATTATGAAGCTCCCGGAGGAGCTTCATTTTTTGTTTTATGCTATACATTCCTATGCAGTTTGAATACGTGAACCTTGAATTTCGACCAATGTAGTAGCATCCAGCACGCGGAATGATATTTGCGAACCAGCTTTGGCTGTCCATGTAGCTCCATCTTCGAGCACAAAAGCCGTGTTATCCGCAACCGTAGCCGATTTATCGGAACCTGTCCCTACCAAGGTAATGATGCGACCTTTATCAGTAGCTGTTAATCCAGAGACTGTAGCTAAAGCGTATGTAGCCGAAGTACCATTGGGAACTTTATAAGTGTTGACACCCGGCAACAAGCTCAAAGAAGTCGATCCAGCAGTAAGCGTAACAGCATCTTTTACAACGATATCGCCTACAAATTTGTGATATTGCTTAATGGATTTGTTCTCAAATACAAAAGTAACAGAGCGGTTTTCTTTGTCATTCTTCAAGTTATAAGACTTTAATACCATTGGTTTGCAGGGATTGCCTAAAATAAACCGGTTGTTGGACTCGCATTCCTGAAAAACGATAATAAACTTACATCCTGCCTTTTCTTCAATGAAGTTGAGCAATTGATCGCGCACACCGCCCATGATAATAGTAAAGGTGTTGGTGCTCGAAATTGTAAGGTCGCCTTTTTCCCCGGAACTGGTGTAGGTCGGGATATCGTGGGCCTCGAAGTAGTGCATATACTCTCCGTCGAGCATAGGGAGCGACGAAACCTCCCGGTTCGCGTTTGGGATTGGAAACTGACGAGCACCGTCCAATTGTTTAGTTTCTATTAACCACACTTTGTACGCGATTGATTCCCCAGCAACCTCTTTATCGGCTACATCATCTATGCTGCCAATGGCCATCATGCTAGCCATTGTGGTTCCAACAACCACTTCTGTTGATACTTTTGCATCTTCTGGAGACATGATAGCGGACACCGTTGCAACAGAGGCAAACAGTAACATCAGGCAGAGGAAAAACTTAAGTTGTAACGCTCGGCGTGCATTAAATGCCCGCTTCTGGTCCGCTATATAGGAAAAAACTTTCTTTTTTTGCATAACTGTAATTTTTTAATGTTTGAAAAACCGGGAGCCGGGATAATTCCCGGACTCCTGGATAAAGAAGAAATATGAACAAAAATATTAACGTGCTCCGGGAATGTTAGGCTGTAACTCTTTATTGATCGACCGGATACCGCCTACACAGCGTTCAAGTTCGATGAACGTTCCGGCGCTATTCAGCGTAACCATAATATAGTCGCCTACCTTGGTCGGTGTATAGGCGGCTGTGATCGTTGCAAACTTTCCACTTTTGGCAATTGTCGTTGCGTTGGTAGTATCACCACATTCAACCAAGTAGACAACGCCTTTCTTGGCTCCGGTGATGTCGGTTAAAGCCTTTGCCGCCGTGTTTGCTGATGTACAGAACCAGAATTGGCTTCCGGCTGCAATCGTCGTAACATCTGCTTCGACAATGGTAGACGGTTTGTTGCAGAATATCCGTTGGAGGCTATAAGCGTTGGCTTCAAGTTCTGCTTTTGAAGAGAAGTGGCGGCCAACAAAGCTGGCTGTGAAACCTTCTTTCCAGGTAGACCATGCCATTACCATTTCCATGAATTCCTGAAGCTTGAAAGCCAACATTTCGCCAGGGACAAACTCCAGGCATTGCAGGTTGTTCGGTTCCTGCATGTGGATCAATTTGCTCTGCCCCATATTAGGAACCCATTTAATGGGGATACCCATATCCGGAACTACATTGACATAGCTCATCGGTCCGGTAAAGTCGATGTCTTTACCATACTTGGTACGGCAGTTGGTAATCCACCAGTCGCGGTGATTCTTATTCAGGTAAAGAGAGAAACCTTCGAGGTCGATATCTTCATCGAGCGTCTCCTTGACATCTTTCACGAACTCGATAACGGCATCGAGGAAGGTTGTTTCCGTATAGTCGTTGTAGGCTTCGTCGGAATGAGGCAACAACGTGTTTTCGTGCATATAACGAACCAGCGTGTAAACCAGTCCGGTAGAAGAGTTCAGGTAGCTGCCTGGCTTGCCGGCTTCAGGCTTAACGTAGCAACCACGGATACGGCGGCGGTTTTGTTCGCTCACCATCTGAGTGTAGATCTGCAACAACTGCCACTCGATCATTCCCCACTTAATGGGATCGGAGCCATCGGTGTTCTGATAACCGATATACTTACGTTCGATTTCTTTCAGCGGACCGAATTTAACCTTTGCCATTGCATCGTCTACATAACCCATTTCCGGTTGTAAATCCATACTGCCTTTCCAAACCTCTCCTACCTGATAGGCCTGTGAAATTTCGGTAAAGAAGGCGTTGGTCATCAGTTCACGGTCTTGTACACCGTAACGGCGCGGATATAGGTCGTAAACGTTCTGCAGGACGATGATACGAGCAATCAATGCATCCTGACGGAGAACTACGTACTGGTCGCCCAGACCGGCATCCTTCAGTTCGGAGAAATCATTGGTGAAGCCAGAGTTCAGTTTTTCCGGGATCAACAAATTGTTCCTCTTCAGGAAAGCGTAGCGTGCGGCCAATGATTTGCCGTAACTGCGAACTTCGGTGCGGAAAGATTCGCCATCCGAATCTTCATCGGCGGTATGCAGGGTGGCATAGTCCGGATTGTTGGCAATGATATTCCATCGCTTCTTCATGTCAAAGAGCGAATGTTCGATACCAAACAGATGGGTTGCGGTTGTACCTGGTCCAAACACGGTAAGTTGTTTTTTGATTACGGATTGCGGATTGTCGTTGGTTGCCTGTGCTGCCACAGCCGCTAAAGAGCGTCGGAGTTCGGCATTCTCCTGGTTAGATGTGTTCAATGCGGACACTAAAGACTGCACACTGCCGACAAGCGATTGTGGCTGGTTGTTATCCCCACTTTGATTGCCCTCCGGATTATTATCATCAGTCGTTGCTCCGGCATCGGAATGGTCTGCTGCATTGATAATATTGAGAACGGCTTCGCGTTCGGCTGTAAGCTCCTCGGCAGATTGAGCTGCTTGCATAGCCTCAGAGATGGAAACGCCATGCTTCTCTTTGAAAGAAGTCTCGATCTTGTTCCAATCCTCATTAGTCAGCGTGTTGGACTTTGCTTTATCTACCAATCCGAGAGCTGTGAGAATGGGTAAAAACATTTCTTTGAAATTCATACTCGTATATATTAAATTAATGATAGAACTCTGTTTCGATGTTGATTACGGGCTTTTTGCCATTTTTCTCCAAGAGAGTGAGCTTCTGCCAGTGCTTCATTGAAAGTTGTGATCCCATCGATAAGACCGACTTCGATAGCATGCATAGCATCGAACGTTTCACCACGCAAAGCCGGATGATCTAAATCGAGGGAGGCAAGTTGCTGCCTGGAACAACGGACTTCTTCACGGAACTGCTCAGCAAGAGGTTCCAGCTCTTCATCTATATATTGCTGTGGCTTACCACCTTTCAAATCGTTGTATTTTTTATTTTTAAGGTCGGAAATATGGGCATACTCTTCAATTTTCTTGAAACCCATTGCTTCGAAATAAGGATCGATATCCCAGAATCCAATCATGGAGCCTATGCAGCCGATAATGTCATTCTGGGTGAGTGCCTTCATCGTGGTTCCGTGACAACCTATATAAAAGGCTGCTGATCCGCCTATTTTTTCAAAAAAACTGTAGATAGGTTTGGAGAGGGAGCGCATGGTTTCAGATAAACGATCGAGATACCAGGCTTCACCACCGCCAGAACTTATATGTAGGAAATGGCATGTGATGTTGGGGTTCTCTTCGGCCTGCAGCAAATCCTGTTCAAACTGTTTACTTGAGAAGTACCACCAGCTGTCGGCTGTGATTAATCCTTTAATACGGTGGTAGGCCAATGTTCCTGGTTCTATATCATTTGAAGTAAAATCAAGTGTGATAGGAACTGATGATTTATTTTTTACTGGCTCCAGTTCTTCTGCAATACATTCTTTATATGTCTTTGGATCATCCAAAGATGCAGATACAGGCGAGCAACCGATAGGGAAATAGGCAAGTAAAGCAGCGATGTATTCATCACGCGTAATAAGTAAACGGGCTTGTGGAGATGTGAGAAGATGGATTACATACGCTTTTTTATTCATACCTGCTTATTTTCCTACGAAGTAAGATAGATAAGCAAGTACAGGAAAGGACTTTTAAAGCGGGCTTTGCTTCATTTTGCTCTTAATGTGCAGGGTATCTTTATTCAAATGTGTCGTTATAGATATTTGTGCTGGCCATTCTAATGAGCCAACAAATATGGAAGAGTGCCCAGGAAATGTTTTCAGTTTTAGAATAGCAGATCGGCGTATATTGTAGAGAGAAGCCACAGACGGAGAGACTTTATCAATAGTGATGCTCTCTTCTATATTATATAATGTACCGGATTCTCCCGTTTCTTCTTTCGGGGTCAGAGTGAAATCATCTGTTGATAATACGATAGAAGATCTACCTGGTTTCAAGGTTATCATATCCTCCCGGAATGATAAAACATCTTGAAGAAGACAAATTTCAATAAGGTTACAAAACTCTTTCATATTCTATTTGTATTTATTTGTTATTCAAACACTTCGCCATTTTCAGACGTTTTTGCCACAAAAATCGGACAAACTGGTACACTTGGTCGGTAAAATAATCGACTATATTTAACATCATTTCATTGTTTGACGTATTGGCGACGCTTAGATTTCTTGCGTACTTTATCCCGCCAGCGGTAATAGTTCTTTAATAAGGCATCTTCAGTGATTGCTTGAATCCCGTATTTATGCATAAAGTAGGCAACCGTCTCAATATATTGGATGCCATACTGGTGCTTATTCTCATCTATCAGACTATGCAGTTCAGCCCAGAACAAAATTTCTATCTTCTGAGAGATTATCCGACAGGAACGTACACCAAGGTAATTATAGGTCTCTGGAGATTTCCCAAAACGCCTATCAGGAATTACCAATTCTAAATTACCTTTGTCAGGATGGCTGCATACGGGTCTCTTTTCCAATAGATCATATATTATATGATACAAATCACTTTTATCTGGGAATGAAACAGGTCCAGACATACATTCATTATACTTCCCCTGAATATATTCAGCCAGATGTTCCTTTATGTCTACTTTTGTAGTTACCATTACTCTTTCTGATTATCAAACAAATATACAAAATACAACACACATAGAAAAACAAAATAACATTTTTATAAAACAAAATATTACGTTATACTTCATTTTTATAGCAAAATGATATTTCTTTTTGAAAAACATAAAAATCGATATACCTCTTTTATGACAAACTCAGAAAAAAAATCACAAACGGAACATTTATCACAAACCTAGATTTCATAAGGGTTTAAAGATGTGACTTTCTAAAAACAAAAAGTCACAGATCAAAAAGTCACACATATAGATTGTGATAAATGTTCCTTTTGTTCCTTTTTCAAAAAAAAGTCACATATATAACATTCAAATAATCAAACCTTTTTCATCATTTGTGACTTTTGTGACTTTTTTTTCAAAAAATCATTTCTGTCATTTTTGGAAAAACACCTCTAAGAAATGCCGTCTGACAAAATGATACAAAAAAAGCCAGGCTAATTACACCTGGCACAGTCATTGGAACAATTGGAACAAAAGGAACTTTTAATCTCTCACATTCATTTTTTACTTGATCTCCTCTTAAAATAATAATCCATTATAGGCATTAATAATAGATAAATGCTAGCGAATACGAGCAAAAAGCCCAAAAACCAATCAAACCAGGTGATTTGCTCCAGGTCACAAGTTTCTTTCAAGGTTGATCCAAAAATCAACCTCATTAACTCTCCGGGAATATTTATCAATGCCATAGACCATCTTTTTAGGCTGGTAAAAATAAACATATTTTTCCTTTTTGATAATGCACACGATAGCATTAACATTAAATAAGGTCACGTTATTTGTTGTACAATATGCTGACAGAAAAAGATAAAATATTAATTAGTCGTATCGTACAACGTATCAAAGAGTTGCGCGACAAGAACAACGTTAGCCAGCGAGAGCTCTACTATAATACAAACGTGTCTATTGGTAGAATAGAACAGGGAAAAGAGAATATAAAATTGACTACACTATTAACCATTTGCCGATATTTCGGCATTTCACTATCTGATTTTCTGAAAGATATCGAGCAAGAGCTGTCTTAACAAAAAAATAGCGGTAATTCCGATCTTACCGCTACCTTATAAAATTTAGACAGAATACTTATTTCTTCAGCTGTCCTTTTATTTCATCAATCATCTTAGTGAATTCAGTAGTCGCTATTTCACGACCTTTTTTCAATCCATCTTCATATCCCTTGGCATGTTCACCAGAATTGAATAAGATAAATCCTAAAACAATTAGAATCAGCCCAACTGACCTATGCCAATATGGAAGAGAAAAACTAAAGGGCTTTATACCGATAGACACATGTCCTATGAATAACGAACACAAAATTAAAAGAACTGAAAATATTATTACCTCTTTCATTTTATATGAACTATTACTTTTTCATATTACACACTCTTGAAGTAGCAGTCATGGTTTCATAAAAGCCATGACTATTTATCTGATTTATGATATCACTATAACTCATATTCTTATTTTTAATCGTCTTCCGATTCGTCATCATCAAAATCCTCATGGTGCAAATTATATCCAGCCAAGATAGCTTTCTTCAATTCTTCCCGGATGTCACAGTTAGCCGATCCGGTAGACAACATTCGATCTGCCAATTCAGAAGCTCGTTCTTCCAATGATTTCTGTTCGCCATGTTTCGAGTACTGAATAGACATACGTGTTGTGTATAGCTCACCATTGTGATCCATGCTTTGGCTTAATGCCAGTTCTCCAGCATTCATATTTATCGCTTCTTCGGATAGTTTCATTAGGACAAATTGTGTCAGTTTAAAACAACTTCTCCAATCATTTATTGAGTCAAGAAACTCACCTATCACTTTATTCTTTTGATCTTTTGTTAAATTCAATGTTTCCATATTAATCGTCTCTTAAATTATTAATCAATACTTTCTCGATTTCCAAAACTATTACACATATCGCATAAACCATTATCTGTTAATCTATCCGTCGGCCACCCGCAACATGTACATTTTACCATATTCGGTTCTGACACCAAATAAGACACTGCACCGCAGCAAGAAGTTAATCCAGCATGGTCTTTGTATTTTATACCACAGACCGAGCATTCAGACCACCTAGGTGATATAAGTGGCTCCGTTTTAATCATGATTCAGTTCTTTTAGATTAGAATGGTAAATCGTCTTTATCCTTATATTTTGAAAGGAACTCATTCGCTTCTCGAACTTGCTTGCCGGTGTAGTTGTCCGGATCATGAACTATTTGCAAACTATTCTCATATTCCTGTACACTGGCTGTTACCAAATCTTTGCTTTCGACAAATTGCTTAGCCTTTTCAAGTACATCCGCTGCTTTTTCGTCTTCTCCAATCTCTAATTCAATGCCAACAACCTCATTTTGATAGTTGCCGAGGTTGAAGCACTTTTGATAATAAATTTTTGTTGCTCTCATTTATCATTTTTTATTTATGCTAATTACCATTCTTCAAAACAATCTAAATTCTGGTCGCACAAATCGTCCAGTTTATCTATATACTCATTCATGTAACATGTCCTCCTAAACTTATTAACTTGTTGCTGAGCATAGATATATCCGGCTCTCCATGCCTGCTTGGCAGATTCATCTCCACCATTCAAGTCTTTGACTTCCTTTTTTGAAAGCTCTTGAAATTCTTTCTGATTCATCTTTTTTTACTTTAGAACTACATTCCAATTACCACCTTCATATACTTCGGACACATAAACGATATCATCTGCATCCTCAATACCCAAATCCATATCAAATACGACATCGTGATCTCCGTCGTACTTTTCAAGTTCCTTTATTAACTCTCTGACTTTCATACTCGTTATTTTTCATCTTCTAATTCTTCTGTTTCAAAATTATATCCATCATCTTCTGTAATGATGGTCACTTTAATTCCTTCTGCGAACTCAGTAACAAAGACTAATTTGCCATTGTCATCATGTTTATACAGTGTTTTCTGCCGACCATCTTCGTCCTGTACATAGAGATATCCAAAGCCTTCTAAGAATCTTTCGTACCCGAAGCGAAGAATCAGAAAAGAAATGTGCTCCGCAAGTTCCTGTAAAGTATCACAGCCACCAAAAACGCTATTCCAAGCATCTAATGCTTCTTGGTTCCAAACTGTTTCGTCAATTTCAATGATATATTCGTCTGTGCGAATAGCATTTATCTTAAATTTATTCATATTTATTTAGTTATTAAGTTTGCTCAATAGTATATCAGCAAGTTCCTGCGTTTCCTGCTCCGTCTCCTGTTCTTGGACCTCACAAATAAATCTCTTAATTGAAAATACATTACCGGGCAGGATAGTGCCTTCGATGATGTATGTTTTACCGCTTGGATCGGTTTCTTTTACAAACTTTGTTTTCATGACTCATTTATTTAATGTTGAATTATATTGTAAACTGCATTACAGTCATTGCACGTATCATTCTCGAAATCGAGCATCTTTGTGTTACTTGATCCGCATTTTGGACATTTGTTCCTTTCTCCTGCCATTTTAGCAAAGTTGGAACTAGCACCAGCACATCCACCAAGAAAAGCCATGAGATTGTTCGAATCTCGTTTATTCTCAGCAGTTACTTTGATTGTTCCGTTTTTATACTTTCTGATTTTCATAACTTCAATTGCTTTTCGTTTAAAGCGGCATACTTTGTAGCCATATCCTTCATTGTCTTTAATTCTACAAGAACCTTTTTCACACGTTGCTGTATTTCCTCTTTCCTAAAAGAGAATACCCCCTCTTCGAGGATTGAGTCCATACTCCAAATTTCCGACTTATCTACCTGAGAATCGGTATCATTATCATACACTGTTACCCCAACCATCCGCCCAGCAATACTTATTGATAACTCAAGATGGTATTTAGGGTGACTGTGAGGTTTGAGAATTTCGGTCATTATAGTTGAAATGACTCCATTAACCGCCTTAGTTATACACGATCTTTGATTTTTAAGCCATTCAGCATCACGTTCTATACTCATGTTTCAATTCTTTTTATTATGGATGATTATTCTTTCTTATTTCATCGAGTCTTTTTGCAAGTATTTTAAGGATACTTGCGTTTGTAGTTAGATGGCTGATATTATCAGCAAGATGTCCTGTCTCCATAAAATGAGATAAAGACTCAGAGACTTCTTTTACTCGTTTTTTTATATCATCAATTTCTTTCATACTCTTCTTTGAGAATTATTTAATTAGATATTTTTTTTGAATATAGTTGTGCTCTACAACCCATATAAGCATTTCATAAACAGTATCTAAAACTGTACCAGCTGGAGCTGTATTTAAAGTATTGGTACAACTTGAATAACTATATTCACAGATATAATCAGGTGCAACTTTGTAAAGAAGGAACATATACTTTTTTCCTAACCTTGGAGGTATTATTTCGAGTAAGTCCTGAAGAGTAAAAGCTCCTATACCATACCCACGCTCTTCCCATGATTTGAGATTACCCATTTCTCCCACTGGTGTTAGTCTCGTTCTATACTCCGAAGCCACTGGATAAGTCCAATACATCGATGCAATACTTGTATCTACACCTAATTCTTTTAATCGTTTCATCTGATCTATTGTCAGAACTTGTCTTTTCATCATATTTTGTTAGCTTGGATTTATAAATTATTATTTACCGATTAATAGTTTTCTGAAATCTCACTTATAGAAGTTGCTCTACTAATTCTGTTTAGAAATCTCCGACGTCTCTCTTCCGGATCCGCACCAAGTGGGATCATGATTACTGTTCGCTGATCAATGACAAAAGGTACTCCATATTGGTTAGGATCAGCAAGAATACAGTTCTCTGCATTTGAATTCAAATCAACTTTCAGTCTGCCAGTTGAAACCGGTTTGATTTTCTTTCTTAAATTACACTCTTCAGCTACCTGGTAAACAAGCTCCCGTGTAATACCTAGTTGGCGAGCAATAAACTCTGCCGTCATCATTTCATAAAAGCGAATGATGTAGTTTTTCTGTTCTTCAGTTACATTTGACATAGTGTGTATATTTTAAAATGGTTTATCATCATTAGGATCTGCCAGAGAAAATGGCAATTGAGTCTCTTGGTTACTCGTTGTCGATACAGCTTGTTCAACTTTCTCCATCATAGCTTCCTGTTCTTCCTGCTCTTCTGCGTCAAGGAAATCTTTATAAAAGAACCGGTATGGATATCCCGTAAGACTCACAGAGTCATAACCGGCAGTATTTTCCGGATCCAGGCTTTCTTTGTATAAAGTATACCGTCCTTTAGGTTGTGGACGCATATTTAAATCGAACTTTAAATAGTCCATTATAGCTGGCTTCGATAACTTCGTATTGCTAAATTCATATATGCCTCGAACGATATCTTTAGGACTATAGTCCAAATAAGCTTGGTTTGTCATCCGGAACATCTCATTCAAGAAATCCTTAACCTGTTTTGGTAAGAAGTTCTGAGTGCGTTCCTGAATAACTTTCAATGCTTCTGTTTCATATACGATAGGATTGAAGCTAAATCGACCTTGCCCTGTCGGATAATGGAGTGTTCTATGCTTGAGATAATGGAGAAAATGAGGTATCTCTTGTTCCATTTTCTGAAGAATTCCAGGATCATCAAATGAAAGTGTCGGAACCTTCAATACACAGAAACGATTTTCACCCTCGTCAATCTGCATAAAGTTAGTTTCATCATTTGAACACATTATCAAGTGCATAAAATTATATATTTCAGAAGCATTACTCCCCTTACCTTCAAGCCAGACTGTTCGACCTGTAGAATAATTCTTGATACGCTCCTTCATTAGTTTCTGTTCGATTGGGATGAACCCTTCATCCAATGCCACTACCAGTTTATGTACAAAGTGGCTGGTAAATTTCCCGGTAAAACGCTCATTATCCAGTATTGACATATTCTCCTGAAAAATGAGTTGAAGGAAATTGAGGAACGTAGACTTACCGGTGTTGCGTTCACGACTAACCGGACAAAGGATTGGCAACCTTTGCGTCGGAATGAAATAAGATAGCTGTATATAGTCAAGACCAAATTCATACATGGTCTCTCCAGATGTGTTTTTACTTTGGAATATGTGTCGGAGAAACTTTTCAATATTAGGCCACTCTCCCGATTCCATTTCATGGTTCAGTTCTGTGTACATGTTGTAACATCGAGTTAAAATACCCTCATGTTCAATTTCCACAATACGTTTGTAATTTTTCGTATTATCTGGAAGATTACAAAACTGATCATATTTAGGTATATACTGAATAAATGTTTTACTATTGGAATAATCCCTGTTTATTTCCCCTACTTGCCAAGGCTCCAGGATTAGTTGCGGTTTCTGATGAGTAGGATCTTTATGAGGATTTATCTTCCATACCTTTTTATAAAATGAAATACCAACTCTCAAATATTGCCGAGCATCATCATACCAGGCATTAACAACCTTGCTCCCATCCCAATAATACCTACTTCCTTTATAAATAAATGGTTTATCCTGGATAACCTCTTTATTGGCTTCATAAAACTCGCTCACATTATCCAAAAGGAAATATTTCATGAGCTTTGAGGTGCTGCTTGCAGTTATACGTTGGACAGAGAAGTATATCTTCTCACCTGTAGAAAGTTTTTCCAGCTCTCGATTAACTCTTTCTTTATCTACTCCTGGTAATGCGAGTAAATCATCAAGACCTTTTGCTGCACCAAGATATTTAGTTTGCACATGTGCAAAGTATAAATCAACATCAAATGGTCTAACAAGCTCTGAAAAACGGGTAACTGCACCATGAAAATTCTGCAGACGGGTAGCAAGATCTTTTTTATCTTTATATTCGACTCTAAGGCAATCTGCATCCAAAAGAAGGATTATGTTCTGAACTTTACAGGTTCCGATAACCTGGCTTATATTTGCCTCTAGTTCATTCGTCTCTTTGTTGCAGTAGTTCTGCATACCACCGATACCAATGATGTCCATACCATTAATGGATCCGGCAATAGACTTGAATTCTCCTTCAACTATTATCAACGTCTGGATACTCTCCTGTTTTCTATACTTTTCGACTATTGCTGGAGGACAATAGGCACGAACACCGGTCTTAGGAGGTTGGTTATATCTTTGTTTTTTTATTTGGCCTTCACTATCCTTATATTCTCGTGGTATTCTATATCGGATTCGAGTATATGGAATATCCTCTTTTTTCCCTTCAGCATAGAACTCCTGCGTACCATCAGGACGAACATAAGGAATTTCCAACCAATCTTTGTCCTCTTTATAACAGAAAATAGGTATCGTTTGTGGCCGACCATCTGCATTAAAGACTTCCCGCCGGTTGCTCTCTTCCGATAAACCAACATCTTTCAGTCTTTGCAGATAATAAGCGATTATAGGTAATTGTTTTACTTCAGTATTCATTCTTCTTTGTTATCATCAAACAATTTCAACTGTCTAGCTTCAAAGGCTTTTTCCAATGAAATTTCTAACACTCTCACTATTTTTATATACTCTTTTGGCGATAAAGAAGCCTCCCCACGATACACTCTCCAGAAGCGAACTTGCGTCATACCAACATCGTTCAAAAACTGACGATCCGGATGAAATAATTCTGGTCTGATAAAACGCATGCTTAACATTTCTCTAAGAATATTCTTTTTAGTCGTATCTTGGTGAGTTAATCGTTTCCGGTGTATATAGAGATTTACTGCATTCTCCGTTTTCCCCAAGTGATCTGCTATCTGCTTCGGAGTCAGCAAATCCCATTTTTCCTGCAGAAATGTTATGTCTGCAGAACTCCAAGTCTCCTTTGGCATGGCATCTTACTTTTTTATAATCAGTTGTAAAATCGTAGTTATAATTATTTTCAGTGATGAAGGAGCATACTATTTTGATAAACAAATCAATGTTCTCTACTTTCACTTTTGTATCTATATCAAAAGAATCTCCAGGTTTCATTCGTAGCAGAAGAGCGTACACATCGTCTCTATAGGATCGGAACTGTTCTGATCCCATTTTTTGTTGATAGATTTCAACCCATCCCCAATCTGTCATTCTGTATTGTTCATATCCGGCCATCATCTTTTAATTTAGCTTCCAATTTTTGAACTTTCTCATTAATCAGCCTTCTAGGATAATGCCTCTTAACACGAATTTCGATGAAGTCTCTATTAATTCTTTCCAACCGAATACCGGGTCCAGTAAATAACCCCTCTATAAATAAAGTATGTTCAGTCAATTTACCACCAGTACACTTAATAGTTTCTTTTGCCATTATTTACGTCCTCCAAAGTTTTTAAAATGATTTTCTTTCGTTTTATTGAATAATGATTTTCATTCATTATCAATTTCAAGCTCTCAGTAATGCAGTTGATCAATATTTCAACATCAAAATCATCCAAGTCTTGAATTATAGTTTTTCCTATACTATCTTTCTCCGCATACATAACTACTTCAGTTTATTAGTATGCCAATAATCTACTAAGTCTGCTATAGTACGCGTAGACGTCTTTTCGTGTATATTTCTAAGATGATTCGATGCAGTATGCGGACTAATATGAAGCATTGTAGCAACCTCTTCTATTTTATATTTCTGCATAATCAATCTAAGAACATTCATTTCTCTAAAGGTCAATGTCGTATTAAATTCAGGCTTACACACAATGCCAGCAAGAGGGCATTCGTTTCTTATAGGACATTTTACCTCTTCAAAATGAAACCGCCCCCAAATATCAATATCTGGGCTACTAGCATCATATTCTCCAAAATTGCATCGGATAAAACGAGAAACAATCCAATATTCATAATTCAATCGGTTAGGTTCCTTTTTTGAATAGAATTGACTTAGTGCTTCCCATGCCTTCGTGTAAAATATTGCCAGGTGAGAGATAAAGGAAGATATAAATTCTCGGTTCTCTTTCCCTGTCTCAGACAAAATTCTAACAGATTCTCCACTCGGTTTAAGCATAACCTCACAATCTGGAGTGTTATAAAATTCTATTTCTCTAAGTCTAAGCATGGCTACTACCAACTAATTATGAATTTGACTCTACCACATCCGCATAATTGAATATCAACGTCATAACCTTTTTTCTGTAAGGCAGACCGGATATCTTCTTTAATTTTTATATCATTAATGTGAAAAGTTCTTCTTGCCCCATGACATGCACTAATTTTTATACTATTGTTTATTTTTCTATGTGTAGCATTCATCTGTTCATCTCTTCCATTCTTTGTGTCTACAAACAAGATTGAGCGTTTAATCGCTTCATTTGAATTAATTAGTTCATCCATGATTATTGCTTTTTAATGGTCGGGAATAACTGTTCAACAGACAGTCCTGTTACTTCGGAAATGACTTTTTGCTTTAAAAGAGGGGGAGTTATAGAACCATTCATCCAGCGATACACTGTGTTCACATGCGAACAGGTAGCTTCTGCAATCTCTTTGATCTTCTCCTCTCGCAAATTCGGAAGAGAATTTACATAGTCTTTAAATGCCATTTTTGTAAGTTTTTAATGAATACTCTTTTTACTTCATTGCGTTTTATGTAACTTCGTGACGTTACTAATTGTAACGCAATGCAAATATGCAATTATAATTTCACAAATATGCCATGATAGGAAATTATAATTGCACACATTAACTATTATTGGCATATCTCAATGATGTTTAAAGACAGACTAAAATATTTGATAGAGAATATCACGGTTAACAATCAACAGGTTACACCCTACAAGATTGGCAAAGACACTGATGTATCAAGAGTTTCTATTGAAAATTATCTTTCAGGTAAGCAGACTCCATCTATTGATAAAGCAACTATAATTGCCCAATACTTTAATATTTCTGTAAATTGGCTCCTAACAGGAGAAGGTGAGATGCTAAGAGTAGGGCAAGAAGTTGCAAAGCAAAATGAAGACACTATCACCATATCAAAAGAAGTTTGGGAGTTAGTGAAAAAGCAAGCAGATAGTTTGCTTCGAAAGGATCAACAAATTGATGATTTAATTTCAATACTTAAAAAAGACAATGCCCTCCAGGACAACAATGCAGACTATGTTGCTGTCACCGGATCGGACAAATGAAAGTTTCTATATTGTACAACAATAAAAATAAGAAGTTATGATAGTAACAGGATTAATCAAAAGGTATGATGAAAAAACAGATAGACCTAAAAACTATAATCTAAAAATAGAGGCTATCCTCAATCCGGTAAATTCTTATTTGGTTGGTTTTCACGAAAACCTCACAACACATGATGAGCGGAAAGAAAAATATTCACAATTTGAATATCGTAATATCTTATCAATAATCTACGGTACAATTAGTGAAAAGAATCTTTCTTTTGATATTCAAGTGGCAGTTTATGCAGATGGACAGGGACTCACGAATCAGATAATCAGCTCAGAATGCCATGAAAATAGCAATTATGTATTTGAGTATGAAAAATATGATTGTATAGGTGGCGAAAAATATATCTTTAACATGAGTGATATTTCTACACTTCCCATGTTTAAAAAGAAGACAGTCACAGAATGTATCCAGCATTTTATGGAAATCAGAGAGTCATGTGATTATAATTTACTCTTTCACTTCCATAAACTAGCTTCTAAAGATAAACTGATGGATATTCACGAATTTGCAGAATATACTAATGACCAATTCTAACCATTGTAGGTAAAATGTAGGTATCAAATATATTTAACATATTGAAGATTAAGACTGAGTTGTTGTCCTGTCTCCGCAACTCAGTAAACCTTCGGTTCTTCAGGATCGGAGGTTTTTCTTTTTCAG